TCAGGTGAGTTGCATCGGTTTTCAGAAATTGATGCGCCATCGCATTACGCGCTCTGGTAATCAGCGATTCATTGAACATGAACGACATGATTATCGGAAACGTAGTGCCTACCTGGTCTTTTAGTTGCAACATGGATTGGGCATAGAACCCGCTGCATAGTCCACCATACATAGGGGTGGCTATAAATAGCTTTGGTATCTTTTGCTTTATCGGGTTTGCTAACTTTGTTTTTTTCATATTGTCCTCATAGATAGTTAATGTTAGAACGGAATGTCTTGATCGTCTTTCCCGCCAACCTCTCGAGGATACGCTTGCTGATTGCCATTGTTATAGGGTGCGTTATACAAAAGGCTAACGCATGGGCCGGTGCTGGCCTGTCGTGACCATCCTGACAATCTTATTTCTACTCCATTGAGCATGATTGCCCCTTTAAGGTCTGGTGCTTTGGGATTGCCTTTTTTGTCATTAGTCCAAAGTACGCCTTTACCTTCTTCCGGTGTCCACGCCATCTTAATAACTCCTTCGTTTATCTATACCGATTGAAATAAGCATTCCATATTCAGTTTCCACTATCCACCCACCGATTTTCAGCAGTTCTCCCTTGTAGAGCAGTTCTCCTTTCATATCTGGTGAGCCTTCATCTTTCTTATCAAGGTTGGTGAATAGGACGCCTTTACCCTCGATAACCCTTCTGGCTTTGTAGTCTGGATATTCCATGTTTGTCATCCTGTTAAATGATATCTCGCATAACGCGCCTTCCCGTTGACCACGATTTCAGTAGTTATGTTGTGTCCTATCTTTTTGAGTTCGTCGATTCTGGATGCAAGCCTCATGCAATTGACCTTGTGCAGCGCCTCGATTGGAGTTAATGGACCGCGCCGCAACAGGTCTAGCACTAAATCGTTTTGGCTTCGAATTCCGCTGCGAACTCCGCTACCAGCTTTTTTTCGGAATCTGTCGCCTCCCTTGGGAAACGGGCCTTGATCTGCTTATAAACCTCTGCCGACTCGACCAACCCGATACGCTGGAAGGTTGCAATATTGGACTTTTTCAACGATTCCACTTTTTCATCCTGCTCTGCAACTGACAACGCTTTGGATGCCAGTACCTTGTCAACCAGCGCAAGGATGGAATCTATCCATTCTGTCTTGGAGTGATATACCTGCTCTTTCTTTCCGGGTATTTGCAGGGTCCATTGTTCTAGCGGTGCTGGTGGTATGTCATCCACCATGTCAGCTATTGGGTTAGTGCTGAGTATGGGGGAATTTGGAGCAGCATCATCGACGACTTCCACGTTTCCCATATTTCTAACTGTGTTTGCAGGTCGCGGTTCAAAGTCTCCGACTTCTTCAGGCGTGTAAACGCCAACGACGCAGCCAGGATAGACCGTTCGTATGCCTTCGCTAATGACACGGGCGCGAAGCATGGCGCGGGGATAGTTCTTCCAGCTATCCTTGGTTGCAAGCCCGATCTTCTTCGCTTGAGCGAGTGTCCAACTAAGCGTAATTGTCCCGCCGGCAGGGTGGCTGAATGTAGCCTTGACTTCTTCATCGGTATAAACCTCCCATTGGACCTTTCCACCAGCGGATTGAAACCGGGCAAGCATTGCATCTGCCTTGAGTGCTGGCCTCCCTTGTATAACGTGATAATCACGAGCTGCAATAGCGGGGTGCATCCCCTCTGCCTGGGCAATCAGCATCAATGCAATGGCCTGTTCCGGTGTTTTCATGCCGAACAACCCGGATTTGGCAATGGCGCTGCCCATCTTCTCGATATCCGACATTGGCACTAATTCATTCATTTTATTATCCTATAGGTTAATTGATTAATTGGCTTTGGATTTGAAATCAGCAATTGCTTTTTTAGTATCCGGTCCTCTGGATATTGTCAGAACCATATCATCGCTGAAAATAATCGGCAGTTCTATCTGCGGGTCGGTTTTTCCTAGCCGTTCCAGTTCAGCGACAACATTATCGGTAACTTCCCTGCACAATTCGTACAGTTTATGTACTGCTGAATCTTCTGTCGCCTGATATGTGTCTTTTATCATCATTTCACCAGAAACCTTCTGCTGCCAGGAACCTCCTTGACATACATTTTATAAGTGTCGGGCAATGCCTGTTCCATTGCTTTTGCGTCAAATTTTGTTGATGCTTTAGCGGTTTTCCATGTGACCAGCGTCCGGTTCTGACTGCCGACAAGTACTGCCGCCTGTCCCATGTGTCGCATGATGCGCGTGGACAGGGTTACTTCATCCTTTTCCAACGCTGCTATGGCATCCTTGACCTTGCGAAGCTGGATAGCGTCCTGCTCGATTGACCCGGTAGCCTCTATGCTTCGACCGTCATCCTTGGGCATGATTGCGCGAAGGTCGTCTGGATGGTCTGACTCCGGGGGGGTGCGTGTCTGGATGCAAGCCCATAGCGCGGCTTCCTGCTGGATCAGAACATCCTTATGGGCCTGTTCTACGTGGATAGGATAGATACATAACTCCTGTCCTCCGAACAGCACACAAAGGTTGACCATATCCACGTTGAACACTGCTGCTTCATGGATACATTGGGCAAGGTCGCCATCGGGAATCAGGATAGAACCATCATCGCCATAATGGTCCCTGCTGAATGCCGAATAATTCTTGATTTCGTACAGGGTTTTCCCGTCCTCGCTCACATAATCGAAGTGTGACCGCATCCATGAGTGCTTATGGTGCGTTCCTTCAATGTCCAGTTCCTTCAAGCGGATATTGAGCCTGTCGCCTACTGCTCTAGCAATCGGCTCTTGCAAGCGCAGTCCCCATTGGACGTTCTCCTTATCCCCAATGGTTTCGTCGATGGGTTTCTGGCCTGTTTTCTCGAGCCATACTTCGCCAATGCGGTGATTAGCAATGCGACGGGCATCCCCGGACCATATTGCAGAATTGCGATTCTCTGGACTGAAATCAGCCATGATTAATTTCCTCATTTTCGAGCGCGTTGATAAATTCTTTCAGGTTTTCAAACTCACTTTTTTTGAGCTTGGCAAACTGCTCTGCAAAACCATAAATATCCTCAATGCTTACATCAACCGTGAGATTGATTTTAGGGCGGTTTTTTCCTGTAATGCCCTGTTCAATTTTTGCGTCATTCACATACAAGTCTAATTTCATTTCTTTCTCCAATATATTAATAATTTATTTTATGATGCCTTCTGCTTCTCGGCGCAACCTTGCCGCCATCCGTTCGTGGGCTTGAGCGCGTTTTATTATGTAATGCTTTTTGACCTGTAAAACGCAATCTTGCAGACTTTTGGAAATTGCCAATGGTTCAAGAGCGCGTGGACGTTGACCTTTCCAGATACCGTTTTTTTCAAAAAAGCGAACAGCACCTTCGTCGCCGGTATTCCAAACCCATTGACCACCATCTCCGCGTTTCCAAACCAGTAATTCACCATGAATTGTTGTTGAAGTCTCTTGGTCAATATGATTCATGGTCGCCCCCTACTGTCAATCCAACCCATTCCGACATAATCGCTTTGGTTTTCCCATTCTTCTGGAAGTGGGTTCTGTTCTTGCATCTTCGCGTCATGCTCAGATGCGCTGGAGTATGCATCTTCTAGGGCTTGCAATTCTTTTTTGAATTTCGCTAATTCCTTTACGCTCATGTTGTCTCGATACTTCATGCTTCTGCCTGCTTCGCTTGCATCTGCTCGGCAGCAATGTCTGAATGTGAAACGTGCGGGATTGGTACGAAGTGAATCCCATCTGGGCCACAAGTTCCGAGGGCCATACGTTCGTCCCAGGCATCATAAAAGTACATGGACCCATCAACAGGGTGATAACGAATGCGACGGGTACATTGCCCCAATCGAGGGTGCTTTTCTTTTACTTGATGGTGAATACAATCTTTGCAGTAATTCATTTTCATATCTCCTGATAAATTAATTAATCATAACTGCGTCGGCACAATTAAACCTCACCCGTTATAAGCGGGGGTACATCTGACTCTCGTTTATCGCGCTCAATGCAGCGTTGCTCTGCTGCACCACCGTTCCCTATCCATCTTGCGAAAGGGCAGCCATTCCTGGCCGGTGCTTTGCGTTTATCCGCATTGGTCGTCAAACCGTTGCGAGGGGTGGGTTATGCCCCCGTTGTACTGTGTCTGAGAAAAAGAAAAACCCTTAACAGGGGATCGGCGGTGGGAAGCCGCGAAGGACGGTTGCCTACCCCTGTTAAGGGTTCTTGTACCTTCGACGTGCTTCCCGGCACGATCCGATCTTTTTCTCGGACAGGCGAATCCTAACCCCTTTCTTTTTGAATTGTCAATGCCTTTTTCCAATTGGGCCTCGCGCCCGGATGACGGATGGCGTCAATATCCACCCGCCACCATTGCCAGGAAAATCAAAATGGTTCCGATAAATACAGCAAAATCCTTATCCATAATGCGCCTTATGACGGATAAATAAATAGTTGATAAATTAATTTGTTAAAATCAGAACTAACCCCAAGATTGCCAGGGCCAGCCACAAAGCAGCTATTTGTTGGTGGGATGGTTCCATAATTATCCAATGCTTATAAAAAGCGATTTTAGGCGCATAGGGGCATTTTCATGCTCGCCCCTATGCCTGAGTGCGATTATTAGAAAAATCGCCTATGGGGCAACCTGGGGCGTTACAGCGACAGGTACATAATCCGCTGATAACCTGTCACGTTGGGCAATTGCTAGGTTAAGCCTATCCCTTTCGGCATTGGACAGGTGCGTTTGCTTAACTGCCAGATAAAGCTCTGGCAGGGTATAAGAGGGATATAGGCGTTTGCTTTTCGGGGCGTTATCCATTGTTTTTATCCCTGAAACTGCTATTCTGAAACCTGGGTGCGAGGGTTGCCATAATCGTGGCTGGTGCGGTTATCAGGCACCCCCTGAGTTGAATAATACAATCCCATCAGCATTAATTCCTCGCATCCGTACACTTTGGGCGCATTGCAGCATTGGCAATTGTACTTACGCGCATCCGGTTCAATATTTTCATTTTCTTCGCCGCACGCCAGGCAATACCCGATACTATTTTCAGTACCTTCCATAAGCGTATCAATGCTTTGTTTATATTGAATATTTCCGTTTCTTGCTTTATAGGTTTTCATATATACCTTTCATTGATAAATTGTGATTAGCTAGTGCTAATCCGCCAACAGTCTATTATCTAAACTGTTAGCAGGTAGCATTATGCCGCCAGTGAGATTACGGTATCAATGCCAGCCAATGCGCCCCTGGCCCATGTCGCATCAATTGAGATATTAATATCGGTTCGCATTGGCATAATTACCGCAATGGTTTCGGTATTTATTTGCGCCAATGCGCCACTATTTCCATTGTAATTAAGAGAAAATTGGCCATTATTGTTTCCTAGATCCTCACTGGCACGTTTCACGCGCACCAGCAGGTCTGGATCATAAAATGCCAATTCCCCATTCGTTTTTTCGGGAATAACGCGCCGGTAATCGGGAAACTTCCCGTCCACCAGCTTGAACAGCGCGACATTACCGCGCCATTCGGCCCGATACTCTGGACCGTCGCCCGATATCACAATAAGCGATTCCTTTGCATACTTTGGCGCTTTCCAGGAAAGTATTGTTTTTACTACGTCAGACGGGATAATTCCCGAAAACATACCTTCATTTTCATCTTTTGCGTCGCATTTTGTGACAATTAAAATATGGCCATCAGTCGCCACCAGGCGAGATTCTATGGGCGAAGATTCTATGAAAATCCCGTTCAAATAGAATCGAATATCTTTTACAGCCTGGAAACGACTAGCGGCTTTTAATGCATTGCGATAAATAGTAACTTTCATAATTGCCCCTATAAATGATTAATAAATGATTACCGAATGACAATCCGCAAATACTCTGCAAAATAGAGTATTTGCAGAATGCATTAAGCGGCTACCGCCAGGCTTGCAAACTGTTAGCAGGTAACATTAGTGCATTTTGTACGATACTGTTTTATTGCGATTCCAACAGGCCCGACAATCTAAACATTTCCCATTTTGTTTGCTAGCATTACAATCCGTGCCAATGGGATTTACGGTATGTACGTTGCTAGCCGCAATGCCGGGAATCCCAATTAAACTGGCTGGGATTTTAACTGGAATATCGGGGTACATGGCCGACAATCTAATTACCAGGTTATCCGGGAGTTTGCCATACTTTGCAATGTAATTTTTTACAATTCCATACTCTCGCGTTGGCAACCAATGGCGTGTTTTAGGTGTTGCATTGCATACCGCAATAATTTTCTCTAGGTGTTCCAAACTTTGAATATCCCCCGAATCGTGCCAGCGAAAATATTGATCCTGCCCTATTAAACTGACAATTGAACTAACCCAGAGTGGATCGTTGATCGATTCTAGGCGCGCGTGTTGTGCTGGTTCTATGGTTGCCTGATACATGGCATAAAAACCCCTATTTGCATAGCAGCTTTCGCACACACTACCGGGTATTTTTGCCATATGGTACCCTGTTTGACAGGCTACAGTCGGTAAACTGTAACTTTTGCATGGCATTTTGGAAGTTTGAGTTAAACCCCCGATAATTATTGAAGCTGTTTTTTTTGGGATTATTTGAACAATTCTATTTTCCGACATAAATTTTACCCCTATAAATTGATAAATTGATACTGCATACGTATATATGCAATCATCGTGCCATAATCAATTAATTAATATAGCATTGTTTTCATTGATAATTTATTGGCATACGCTGTGCATTAACTGTTGATAAATTGACAGTTATGTCAAATATTCAACAAAACTGATGATAATTTGACACGTGTTGAGAATTCGACATCGTGACGGTATACGTATATACGTGTAGATATTACATATATATATATGTATGGTTTGTGTATTAGTAAATAAGTATGCGCTAACATAATTTGAAAGGTTGGCGAAAGGTTCACCCACTATCTCCATTCTACTAGTAGGGGGATTTTTACATGGGGCCGGGGCGCAATGGGGCAGTTACCGATACTGCCAGGACCGTGTTACAGGCTCGCCATTGATTAATCGGGCATGGGCTGGGCATGGACTGGGCATCGATCGGCTCGGCATCGAATCGGCGACATGAATGGGGATCGGGGGTGTCATGTGCGTAGGCACTTCTCCGTTTTCCCCCCCAAAAAAAACAGGGTTTATTTCCCAGCAAAAGAAAATCGTGTATTCTGTGTGAATGTTAATTATGAATGGAGGGATGAATGATGGAAATGGATACTATGATTGCTGTTGAGAAGTCTGTTGAAATGCCGATGGGTAATGGTGGGAGAAAGGTTAAGAATAGTTATCCGTATGAAAAGATGGAAGTGGGTGATAGTTTTTTGGTGAATGGTGGAAGCAAGTCTTTGATGAGCCAGATGTGTACGAAGAATAAACGGGAAGGGGAACGGTTGGGGAAGAAGTTTGTTGCAAGGCGGGTAGATGATGGGGTGAGGATATGGAGGGCTGCTTAGGGTGTGAGGGGATTAGTGAGAGGCCGGTGGAGTTGATGGATGGCAGGGTGGTATGTAATGAGTGTCCCGATTGGAGGATGGAGTGTGAGGCGAGGTATTTGTTGAGGACGTTGAAGGGGGACAAGAAGATTCGGGATGCGTTGCAGGCGAGGCGTAATGCGGGTAGGGGTGATGTTGGGGAGTTGAGGAAGGTTATGTTGAAGATGAGGGGATATGAAATTTAACCTGCCGCAGTTTTACCAGTTTTGTTCTCAGTTGCAGATTGAGACAAAGGAGGAGGGATTAAAGAAGCTGGATAAGCCTTTGGGAACGCAGACTTATGTGATGGATGAGTTTGCAAAGGGATTGGCAGAGGATATTCATTTCTTTGTAATTCTCAAGGGTAGGCAATTGGGGATTACGACGATATCGCTGGCTTTGGATTTGTACTGGACTTTTACGCATCCGGGGTTGCAGGCGACATTGACTACGGATACGGAGGAGAACCGGGATATGTTCCGGTCTACTTTGGGGATGTACATGGAGAGTTTGCCCAAGGAATACCGCATTCCTCTGGTGGCGCATAACCGTAACCATATGTCGTTGAAGAATAGGTCGAGGTTGTTTTACCAGGTGGCGGGGATACGGGCTAAAGGCGGTTTGGGAAGGGGTAAGGCGATTACGTACCTGCATGGTACGGAAACATCTTCATGGGGTGATGAGGAAGGATTGGCCTCCCTGCTTGCGTCTTTGGCTGAAACCAATCCCAACCGTATGTATATCTTTGAGAGTACGGCTCGCGGGTTCAATATGTTCCACGATATGTATGTAACCGCTAAGAGAGCAAGGACTCAGAGGGCTATCTTTTGTGGCTGGTGGCGAAATGAGTATTACTCGGTTGATGGCAATAGTGATGTGTATAAGGTTTATTGGGATGGGAAACTGACCAATGAAGAAAAGGAATGGACGCGGGATATCAAGAAACTCTATAACGTAGAGATTAATTCTCGACAAATGGCTTGGTGGCGCTGGAAACTGTTTGAGGGGATTAAAGATGAATCCCTGATGATGCAGGAGTTTCCACCTACGGAAGATTACGCTTTTGTAATGACCGGCTCATCCTTCTTTTCATCTGCCAGATGTACCGATGCCATGAAGATTGCCAAAAAGCTGTCATGTGATTATTACCGCTATTCGATGGGGGCAAATTTCCATGATACCCAATGCCTGAAATCCACCGAAAAACTGGCAACCTTGAAGGTTTGGGAAGAACCCATAGATACCGCTTATTACGTCATAGGAGCTGATCCGGCCTATGGCTCGTCTGATTGGGCAGACAGGTTTTGCATACAGGTCTACAGAGCCTATGCTGACGGTTTGGAGCAAGTATGCGAATTTGCTACCTCGGAGATGAACACCTACCAGTTTGCATGGGCAATCTCCCACCTTGCCGGTGCATACAAAAATTCCACCCTGAATCTTGAGATTAATGGTCCGGGACAGGCTGTAATCAATGAATTGCGTAACCTGAAACGTCAGGCTATCGCCATGAATAACAAGATGGGTTCTGATTTGATGGACGTTCTATCTCATATGCAGAACTATATCTGGCGCAGAAATGACAATATGAATGGTCCATCCAATAGCATCGGCTGGATGACCAATGCCGCCACCAAGGAACGGATGCTGTCTTACATGAAAGATTACTTTGAGCGCGGCATGATGGATATTTATAGCGAAGATACCTTGGAGGAAATGAAAACCATTGTGAGGGATGCGGGGACGATCCAGGCTTCCGGGAGAAACAAAGATGACAGGGTTATTGCCAGCGCCCTTGCTTGTGCAGCCTACGCTGAACAGTTACAACCAAGACTTATCCAGCAACGCATTACCCGCGATCTATCTCGTAAGCAGGAAGCCAATTCAGAAAATGGTGCAGTAAATGATATTGCACAAAAGAAGGTCAGTTCTTACCTGAAAGCAATAGGCTTCCAATGACCAATCCAACCGTGGCAGTGGTTACGATTACCGCAAACAGGCCAGAACTTTCTCAGTCTGTTGCCTCTATCAATGCCCAAACCTATCCGGTACATCATTACCTTTTGACTGATGGCATTGTCAGTTATAAGGATTATCAGGCTATGGTAGACAGGTATCGCGGTCCAAACAGGGATGTTGCCTACTGGCCCAAGAAAGTATCCATGAAATCGCCGACTGGCGGCAGCGGGGGGCAGAAGCTATTTGCTGCGGCTCCGCATTTCATTACCGAAGATATCCTGCTAATGACCGCTGACGATGATTGGTTCAAGCCTAACCATGTTGAATCCCTTGTTAATCTCATGGTTAAAGACGATCTTGATTGGGCATATTCCCTTAGAAGCATTTATGACAAGGAAGGAAACTTCCTGTTTGACGACAATTGTGAATCTTTGGGTGAGCATCCGATTTGGGATGGCGGAGAAGGATTTGCAGAAACCGGCTCAATAGCTGCAAAAACACAGGTTTATTGCAATGCGGCAAATGCTTACAACTATATGGGCTATGGGGCTGACCGACTTGCTTACAAATTCCTGAAACAGAATAACCCCCATTTTGCTGGCAGCGGGTTGCATACCAACTGCTTCAGGTTGGGCGGCAATCCCAATTCCGTTGGTAGGGAATTTTTTGAACGCGGGAATGCGGTAATGAAACAACGCTATCCCGATGGTTTCATGTGGAACAAATGAAAGAAGTCATATCCCGTATTGAATTACTCAGGATTATCAAAAAGTTCCTTGAGGACAAAAATCGGGGGATATCCCAGGAATTGTTTGCGGAATTGGCGGGAATGAGCAAGGAGCATTTGCTGGATGTATTTATTCGTGGCGTTTATCCATTAAGCGAGAGGGTGCAACGCCGGGTGAGCAGGGCGTATGAGCATTTCCGCGATGGCGAGGTAGCCATAATGCAAAATAAAGATAGAACCAAGTTTTTGGAGTATCGGCGGCAACCAAAGCCGAGAATGACCCGATCTATGGGCCTGGAAGTGCAAAATGGAGCAATAAAACTGCGGATTGGCGTTAAAAATCGCGTGGATTATGAAGAACGTGATATTGATGAACAACTTAGGGGATAAATCATGGGTAGAATAATTAGGGACTATAAATGCTCTGAACACGGTTATTTTGAGGCTTATGCCCCAATTTGCCCGGAAGGATGCGAAAAAACCGTTATGACGGTATTCCTGCAAGCGCCTGGAATAGTAAGCGCCAAAACCCGGAAAAACGATAAAACTGTCCGAAAATTGGCTGAAGATTACAAAATGAGCGATATTAAGTCCACCAGAGAGGGTGAAAGCCAATCCGGGTACTACACAAGACAAAATGCGGAAGTTCCCAAGGAAGTTGCCGAGGCACAGCAAGTCAGGGATGCCAGACCGGGAGATTCTGCCATTTGGGGTGGGGGGTTAAATAATCTTACAATTCCTTCTCTTTTGAAGGGGGGCGCAATAAAGCCAATACGGGATGAACCCGTAGGATTTAACCCCAAAAGCAATACAAATTTGACAGGACCACGCGCCGCGAGTTATGTTGCTGACCACGAGAACCTTTCTGTAAAGAAATAACGTGAAAATTCCTTCGGACAATGCCGAACGCGAGAACTTCTATATCGAAGTAATCGAAAAGTGTATGGTATCGAAGGATGAGCGAAAAGGAGACTATTCAAGCCTTCGCTCATGGTATTTATTCGGGGCGGGGCCGGAAGAAAGTCCCGCAGCTTTTAATAAAATCAATCCCCACATAGACCAATTAACGTCGTTTTTGTATTCTGCTGAAACTACAAGGTTTTCAATCAATATCGGTGCTGATGTTAGTACCGAACAACACCGAAAAATACCCAAGCTGGCGCAAGCTCTTAATGACGAATGGCTCAATAGCAATTGTGACCAGGTAGTTAGTACCGCGCTAACGTGGGCGCTTGCTTACAATTCAACATTTATCAAATTGATTTATAAAAATGGTGTCCATCCGTATATGGTGGAACCCGCTGCAATTGGCGTATTGCGTGAAGATTCGCCATATACAGACAGACAAGAAGCGTTAGTACATACTTATTACATTACTCGCTCTGAGTTAATGTCTAGGCTATATTCCCATCCAAAGCGGGAATCCATCCTTAAACGTATTACTGCCGGATATCATCCTCCGCAATCTGATATTCCAGAGGGCGTAGATCGGATCGTCATGTCGCAGACCAATCCAACCATGTACGGAACGGTTAATCTGGATTTGTACGGCATGAATCGGTACAAGGCTAGAGTGGCTGAAGATACGATTGAAATGCGGGAATTGTGGATTTGGAATGACGATACCGCTGATTATCAGGTTGTGACCATAGCTGACCCGGATATTGTCATTTATGACCGTCCTGGCGAATCCGTATTCCTGCAAGGCGAATTGCCATTTATTCAAATTTGCCCTAATCCCCTCTATGATTATTATTGGGGCGCATCCGAGGTCCAAAAACTGATATTCCTGCAACAAATGAGAAATCGGAGAATGACCGAGATTCTCGATTTGTTATCCAAACAAGTTTCCCCGCCTACCGCGCTGATGGGCTTTAGTGGAATTTTGGATGAGAAGAACTTTTCTCTGAATCGTGCTGGCGGCCTTCTCTCCACCGATATGCCTAATGCCAAGGTAGAGAAGTTAGCGCCTACTATTCCGCAAGACCTTTATCAATCTATCCGCGAGATAGATATGATGTTTGAGGAGGCATCCGGTATAGGAAACGTCCTGCAAGGCAAGGGTGAGTCTGGTGTGCGCTCTGCTGGTCATGCAAGCCAACTGGCTAGATTGGGTTCCAGTCGGGCCAAAAAACGCGCCTTGATTGTGGAAGATGCTATTGAAAAAATAGCTACCTTGTATTTGAAGTTGATGCAAGTCTATGATAATTCTCATTATTTAGATTCTGAAGGCGTACCATTTATTGCCGATCAATTTACTAAAAACTTTACGGTAAAAGTAGACGCGCATTCTAATAGCCCGATATTTACCGAAGATTTGCGTGATTTGGCCTTTAGTCTGTTCAAGGCCCAAGCTATTGATAAGGAATCTCTGCTTGATCTGTTGGAACCTCCCATGAAACAGCAATTGAAAGATCGGCTAAAAGTCATGGAAAAACAACGAGAAGATGAGCAAATGTTGGCTCAAATGCAGCAGGCAATACAGGCAAGTCAGCAAAAACCGTCAAAACCAGAGTTAAAAGCGGTAGGTGGAGAATGAAACAAGGCATGAATCCAAGGGCTGATCAGCCTCGATTCCTTAAAAAAGACTTGACAAAGGGCTATCCCGCTTTGCAATATAGAACGCAAGGTGCTAAAAACTATGGTAGCAGGATAGAAAGCAAGACAAGTTCAAGGAAAACACGGTCTTAAAAAAGGAAAAGTCATGTACAAAACGTGCAAACGCGGCAGAAAAACTCGTAGGTAAAAATTTTTTTGACAAAAAAGTTAGTGCTTATTAAGCTAAGGACATTATGAGCGTACCATCCGAAGAATTGATGGCAATGATTAAAGATCAAGGTGGCCCAAAACCTGATCGTAACGCTACTCCTGCCGCTGAATCCAGCGATTCTCAAACTATTTCAGATGTTGAAACGCCTCCGATGGCTGCGCCCATGTCTACTCCAGAACCTAAAATGGGTTCCAAAGAAGGGGCGATGATTAATTTGTCTATGGCTATGGATTTGATTGAACAGGCGCTTCCTGCCTTTGGTTTTGAATCTGCCGAAGGACTCAAAGCCCGGGAGGTTCTCAAGCAAATGTCCAGCATTCTTGGCCCACGTAAAGACAAGGCCAAAGAACTGCAAAATAGCGAAATCATGCAAATGCTTCAAAACCTGCCACAGGCAGGTGCAGCCACGCCGGAAGGAAAGGCTATGGCGGCAGCGCCAGCAATTCCCGGTATGGCACCAGGTGGCGGTTTGCCAGCGGGTGTCCCGCCGGTCAATCCACCACAACCTTCCGTAATGTAATTAAGGAGAATATCTTGGAACTTTTCAAACCTCGCGGTGCAGCTTCCCCCCGTCGTCCGACTGATAACAACCAAAACAACGGGCAAATTGTGAATACTCCCCGTTATGCCCCGATGGGCGGTCTGTCGGCTGCTAACAAGGTCAGCAAAAACAGCATGGACCTTGAAAAGCAGATGAAGGGTCGTAAGGTCATTTGATTAAAAAAGGGGATAAATAATGAGCCTAGAAGATTTGAGCATGGAAGCGCGGGATGAACTGGCATTGCTTGCCCGTAATTTGGCAGAAAATCCCGCCACAAGAAAAGACTTTCTTCGACTGACTAAAAAACAGAATCCGAACATGGTTATGCCGGAACTGGAAATCGAAGAATCGACCAATAGCGCACTTGAAAAGGCAGAAAAGCGGGTGCAGGCTATGGAAGCGCGTGAACAGCAGCGTCTCGCAATGGATGAATTGAATAAACGTCGCCAGAACCTTATTAAAAAGGGTCTGGTTAATGACGAATCTGATATTGATGAAGTCGAGAAGGTAATGCTGGATAAAGGTATTACCAAGCATGAAGCGGCTGCGGAGTATTGGCAATGGATGAAGCAATCCGCTGCTCCGACTCCAACCGGATACAGCCCTAGCGCAATAGGAAAGTTTGATTTGTCTAAATACTGGAAAAACCCTCAAATGGGGGCCAGGGATGAGGCGGCAAAAGCACTTAATGAGTTGAGGAAAAACCCTCGGCCCATTGGTTTGTAATACAGGGGATTTTTAACTTCGGAGATTAACTATGCCTATCGGCGGCGGGATTCTTCCGGCTTCGGGTTCAACGCAATACAATGAATTGACCTACGTTACCCGTAGGGCATTTATTCCGAAGCTGGTCGTACAACTCTACAACAGCACCCCTTTGATGGCGGCTTTGATTGCTAACAGTCAATCGGCTTCTGGCGGGGTTTCTCAGGTAACTGTTCCGGTTCAGGGCGCTCAGTTTGTGAACGCGCAATGGTCGGATTACAGCGGTTCTTTCAATCAGCCATCGGTTCAACAAGGCGCGTTTAACGCTGAATTTAACCTGAAACTGATGATCGCGCCGGTTCCGTTCCTTGGAATGGAAGGTGCAGTTCAGCAAGATCATGCGGTTATCCCGCTGATTGAGGCTCGGATGAACGATGCGACGAACGTGATGATGGATGCAATGGCTACTGCCTTGTATAACAACACCACGAATACGCAACAGTTTATCGGCCTGCCTGCTGCTGTATCATCCAGCGACCCCGCTGCCGGTAACTACGGCAATATCAGCCGCAGCACCTATACCTGGTGGCAATCCAAACAGTACGCGGCTGGCTCGGTTAATCCGACCCGTCAAAACGTACTCCAGTACATTTCTGGAACCGTCAAAAATGGCGCGGAAGTGCCTTCGTTTGGCGTTTGCGGATTTGGTACGTGGACGCTGCTTGCCCAAGACTATGTTGGTCAAGAGCAATATGTTATTACCCCCGGCTCTGGATTTGATGCCGACGGTAATGGTCCACAAGCAGCATTCCGCGCTTTGATGGTTGCGGGTGTTCCGATTTATCCCGATCCTTACTGCCCGGAAGGGACTCTGTATCTGTTGAATACCAACTACCTGTCGCTGTATATCCACGACCAAGGTTCGTTTGTATTTACTGGGTTTGAGTCTACTCTCCCGAACTGGCAGATTGGTTACGTTGGCGCGGTTCTGATGATTGCCGAAATGGTAAGCACCAAGCCCAAGTCGATGACCAAAGTGACCGGCTATAACTCACTCTCAATCTAAGGAGAAATAGTCATGGCACTAGCCCTTAACAAAATCATTGTAAGCAATGTTGCTACTAACGCGGCATCGGCTTACTTTCAGACTACGACTGTGGCGGCGGTTACTTCCGGTAACGGGACGGTGATTACTGCTGGTGCATATCAAATGTCTGCAACCGCTAACGTAACTATTATCCAGTACGATGGGTCTAACTGGACTCAGCTTATTGGTAATAATACGGGCGGGTATTTCGTTTCTGACGGTTACAACGTGGCGGCAAAAGCTGTTAATGCCAATACCACGGCAACTCTTGTGACTATCAACGGTGGTCAAGCTGTATCTGGCACTTACAATACGTAAGGAAGCAAAATGTCCAATATCAATGCCGTTGGTCGGAAAACGCAAAATAACTTCGGCAGTTATCGGATAGCTGTTGTCGCAGGCCAAACGCTTGCGGCAACCGGCAATGCCGTAGTTGCCTTGCCTCTCTTGGACGGTGGTATCCAGGGAGGTTCGTTTATCCTTCGGCGTATTACCATATCCAATCCATCCAATATCGCGGGTGGATCGGTAATGAATATTGCAGCGGCAAATATCACGATTTTGACCAGCAACGATGGCAATACTTCAAATGCCGTTACTACTGCTGCCGGTCAGACTTTGGGTAATGTAACTGCTGCAAATACGTGGCAAGATTTGACGTTGGTTTCTGGTGCGGCAAGTACGGCCTATACCGCAAATGCCTTGTTTGTCAAAGTTGGGACTGCCGTTGCAAATGCAGCGGTTAATATCAGCGTATTTGGTGATGTAGTAACATTCTGATGACAGATACCGTATATGTGACAAATAAGACGGATAAACCGCTAGTGGTGGATTATGGGTGTCAGGATATCAAGTTCTCATGCGGAGAACCTGTCCAAATATCTATAATTGCTGCGCGTCACATATTCGGTTATGGGCATGAAAATAAAGAGCCATTCATGGCAAGTCTTGGCTTTATAAAAACAACAAACGATATTCCCGCCGGGCTGGAATTGTTGTCAAAGTTTGAAATTAGCAAAGATTTGCCAAAAGAGGACCACTCGTTATCCCCGGTGGTTGAAAAAGTACCCCTTCCCCAGAAACGGGGCGGGGGGAAATTTTATCCGATTACAGCGTAACGGAGCATGAATGTCGGTCACACTTTCCGAATACATAACGGAATGTAGGCGTTTATTGCACGATGCGAACGCTAACTTTTATTCAGATTCCGAGCTAACTGACTACATTAATAACGCTCGTCAGCGTTTAGTCAGGGATACTGGCTGTCTGCGTAATTATCAGACCTCTGCCACAATTACCAATCAGGAAGTCTACAATTTTAGTTCATTGCCGCAAGCGGCATTGACTATGGATATCCTGAATATCAATTTGATATGGGGAAATACCCGTATTCCATTGCGATACCTCCCCTGGACTCAATTCAATGCTGAACTAAGATTTTGGCAAAATTACAGCGGTAGACCGATTGCATTTTCCATGTATGGCCCGACAAGTTTTTATCTTGCTCCATATCCTGACCAAGTTTATGCAATGGAATTGGATACAGTCATCATGCCGACTGCGCTGGTTTCCAATAGCCAAATAGATGAAATTCCCGAACCGTGGACTACTCCGGTGGCTTTTTATGCTTGTTATAAAGCCAAGTACAAAGAGCAATCCTATGGCGAGGCAGAGATATTCAAGCAGGAATATCAGAAACAAGCACAATCAGTGATCAGCACGACATTTACGAGAAGGATGCCTAACCCTTACAGCACTCCTTACTGACATGGCTGCGACAGAACAAAAAAAATCGTATCTAGTCGTCAAGGAGTTTCAGGGCGTAAATACCAAAGCTAATCGTACTGCTATACAGCAGAACGAATTTTCATGGCTGGAAAATGCCATGCCAGTAGGCTTTGCAAATATCAAAGTAACGAATTATCGCAATTCCGTTTATACCTCTGGAAATGCCGCTGTCACTTTCAGCAATAATGTTAATCATCTTGATTCTTTTAATATCAATGCTGCTGACTATATTATTGCCTGTCAGGATGACGGGAGCGTACAGTATTTTAATTTGACTAATGCAACGCTAGGAAATGTTGCTGTTGCGGGTACGTTTTCCAGTTCTGGCATACAAATTTCTCAATGGAAAGATGACCGCGTTTTAATTGTTGATCCAAACAAAGGTTATTATACTTGGGATGGAACAAACCTAATATCTATAGGTTCTGTTGGTGTTATTGCGATTACTGATGGTGGAAGTGGATATACGAGTGCCCCAACAGTAACAATTAGTGCGCCAAATAATGCAAATGGCGTACAGGCGCAAGCAGTTGCTTCTATTACAGCAAACACCGTTACCTCAATAACTTTAACTGAGGCTGGAACCGGCTATAACACGGCTCCGACTATTACCCTGTCTGGCGGCGGCGGTTCAAATGCTACAGCTATTGCGAGTTATATAACCTTTGCCACAGGAACTGTCCAGGTTGTTATTAATAATGGCGGGACTGGTTATACGAATGCAGCAAATACTGTTGTTACCATTTCTGGTGGCGGCGGTAGTGGGGCAAATGGAACGGCGGTTCTTAGTGGAGGACAGGTTCAACAGGTCATAATGAACAATTATGGCTCTGGATATACCAATACAGCCAATATTAGCGTAACCATAACTGGCGGTGGCGGCTCAAATGCCAACGCTACAGCAATCATTAATACAAATCAAAATGTAGGAATTTCGTCGTTTTCAGGACGAGCATGGATTGCTTTTGGTCGTTCTGTATCGTATTCCGCTGCTGGAAGTTATAGCGACTTTACCAGCGACTCTGCCGGTACATTATTGATTACAGATTCGACATTGCACAATAATATTCAACAAATATTGTCTGCAAATAATTATTTGTATGTTTTTGGCGAAGATAGCATTAACGTATTTTCTGATGTGCGGGTAAATTCTGCCGGATTTACGCTATTTACAAATACAAACGTAAGCGCATCTGTTGGAAGCAAGCGTAAAAACGCAATGTTTCCATATTTTCGTTCAATATTGTTTATGAACGATTATGGAATATATGCTTTGGTCGGCTCAACCACTAGCAAGATTTCTGATGCGCTAGATGGTGTTTTCCCAACTATAGATTTTTCATTTCCGGTTAGCGCAGGCCAAGTATTGATAAATAATATTCTTTGCGCGGCTTTTAATTTCAAGCAAAACTATTACGGTGGTTCAAGATACGTTCAAGCCGTATTTTTTGAGAAAAAATGGTTTTTTACAAGCCAGGGAAATGAACTTAAATATGTGACTTCAGTTCCCGTTGGCGGTGTTATCAATATGTACGGCACAGATAATAATGTTCTGTATAAATTGCACTCAAATGCATCTGCCAATACTAATAGCGTAATTCAAACCTCATTGAATCCAATGGGTGATCCGATAAGGGATAAACAGGCGTTAAAAATTGCGATTGAGGCAACAATTAATAATTCTGCGATTATTAATGTAACTGTTGATAGCGAAAATAATTCATCTCCGCAATATTCGTTGAGTAATATCATTACATGGACAAATTTGAATGGCAGCACTATTTCATGGATAAATAATTCATCTTCCGTTATTGAATGGCTACCAAGTGCGGCTTTCCAGGTTTATAAAACAGATGCCCAACAATGGGGCAAATATCTTGGAATGACTGTTACAAGCACTTATCCAAATTTTACCGTTAGCGGTTTTGAATATGAGCATGAACTGAGAGCGAGGTTTTAATATGTCAGTACCTAATGTTTTTGCCAATGCAACAACCTCTATTCCACTAGTTCAGCTAGACCAGAACTTTAATACTGGAATTACGCTAGGGAATACGACTGTATATCTTGGAAATACGACCACTTCATTTGGGAATGTAACGCTAACTGGCGCTGCTGTTAATGGGACGGTTGGGGCCACGACTCCCGCTGCTGGTAAATTTACAACAATTAATTCCGACGCGACAGGAAATCTTAACATCCAGTCGAACGGCTCCACGGTAGTTGCCGTCACTTCCGCTGGCGCTGCGGTTACTGGGACTTTTAGTGCTAGTGGGGCTACTACACTTAGCAGCACACTACGTGCTTCTGGAGCAGCTACTGGTGGCTCAGTGACAAAATCGTTCATTGGCACAAATGCTGGTAGTGGTTCTGGCACAGGAAGCAGTTTGTGGTTAGGCTTCGACGATGACAGCGGAAAGACTGCTGCCATCTCTGGATTTTATGATGGCGCTGGTATAAGCATGGCGATCTCTACTGTGGCAACAGCAGGGACGGGTCTGCCACAAGTGGAAAGAGTGCGGTTTGATAGTAATGGCTATACACTGTTTAACACCACTTCAGACCCAAACGCTAGCGTCTCGGGTGTTCGGATATGTGGGACTTTTGGACAAAATTTCTGGTCTAGTTCTGCGACAACTACAAGCAACTACAACCAATTTATATTTAGTAACAGTAATGGAACTGTCGGTAGCATATCCACCAGCGGCTCTGCAACAGCGTTTAACACCTCATCCGATTACAGGCTGAAAACAGACGTCGCGCCGATGACTGATGCGCTATCTGTTGTCGCTGCGCTAAAACCCGTTACTTTTAAATGGCGAGTTGACGGGTCAGAGGGTCAGGGGTTTATCGCACATGAGTTGGCTGAAGTTATGCCAAATTGTGTATCAGGCGAGAAAGATGCTATTGATAAAGATGGGAAACCATCCTATCAAGGCGTGGATGTTTCGTTCTTAGTCGCCACACTAACCGCAGCAATCCAAGAACTCTCCGCACAAAACAAATCTCAACAAGATGCAATAGCAGAACTCACAGCACGAATCGAAGCATTGGAAACTAAATGACTCTTATATCTGACTGGCGCGAAACTCTCTTAAAAGCGTGGTCAGTTCGTGCTGCCATTCTCGTTGCATTACTGCCAGTTGCCGAAAGCCTGTTGCCTCAATTGCATCTTCCCCCATTCATTTATTCTGCTTTAATGATCGTAATCGTCGTGGCTCGTGTTCTCAGTCAAAAATAGAAAGAAGAAAATGGAAATGCAGACAGTATTCAACGCCGTTCCAAAGGATAAATAAATGAGCATAAACGCATTTGTACCGATGGGAAATACGGTTGCATTTACTGCCAATGTTGCGGCTCCTGCAACCGTACAGGCTATATCTGCTGGTCTTGGATGTAATCAGTATGAAGTTTTTAATGCTGGAAACGTAACCGTGTTTCTAGGATATGGAGCAAATGCCACCGTTGCTAATAGTCAAGCAACCGTAGTGACTACGACTGGCCCCGGTTATCCATTGCTTCCAGGGACAGATAAGATAGTTTCAGCGCCTCCGAATGCTTACTTTACTGGCATTACTGCAAGCGGTACGGCGACTATTTATGTAACTCCGGGTGAAGGCTTGTAAGGAGCAATCATGTTAAAGGTTGTCAGAGCAGACGTTACAAGCGGAACCATAACTCAGATTGATACTGGTACTGGCTTGACTGGTGGGCCGATTACATCATCCGGCACTATCAGCATGATTACAACCTCTGCAACCTTGGGTAATGCAACTATTAGCCTTGGTAACACTACTTCTACGGTTGGGAATTTGACGCTTGCTGGTGCGAATATATCGGCAACATCAACTGCTAATGCTACATTTGCGACAAGTAGTCTTTTGCTCGTTCCAGAGGGATATATAACAATATTGATTAACGGAACAAATAAAAAGATTCCTTATTACGCAGTATGAACTTTGATACCTTATCTATTGTAAAGTTTGGAGACAGGGATTCTCTTGGTGAATTTCTATGGGAAAACGGTCTACAACATAGGCTATTTATAGATACCCTAACAGATCAGAATGTAATTGTTCCATCTTTCCCAATAATGGATGCCGACATAGACAATCTTGATGATTGGTTGCTGATTCATCAAGTTGAACATCAGGCATTTGCTAATGCTCTGAATCTTGATAATCCGTTCAATATGCTTGATACCGATTGGAACGTCAGGGATGACTTCTATGATTGGCTGAATCAGCATTACAACGTGCATTTGCAAATTGCCAATTCATTGGGATTAACTTAAATGGCTATTCCAGAAGGCATTTTAATTGGCAGTATTACCCCTCAAAGAACGGAAGTTTATGATGAGGATGGAAATACTCGCGTAATCCCTGAAACGATAAATTATGTAGATCAGCAAGGACGGGAAGTTAGGTATATCCCGCCAACGCCAACTTATGATGACGAAGGCCGGTATATTCAAACCAGTCCTGAACAATGGGTATATGCACGTTACGATGATGAAGGAGGCGTGTCTTTTACGCCTTATCAATCACCTACAGAAGTCGCGTTTTATGACCGATGGGCTGGCGCTACAAATAAAACTGATAAAGCGTTTTTGCCTACATTTCTGAGCGTCTTAAAAGATCATTTGCCTGCCGGTCAGTATTCTGAGGCTCAAATACTGGATGCAGCAAAGGCTAGTAATTGGTGGGGGAAATTGGGTAGCGGAAGTAACCCATATAACGCTGCCTGGGAAGTAACCCAAAAACTAGGAGCCGATACAAGCGGATACGACCAAGCCACCTCAGAACGGTATAGATTGGCAGCAGAGGCCGCAAGTCCAGAGGGACAGGCTAGAGCAGAACCGCATGGGGGGTTGTTTGGAGGCGGGGGTAATGCTCTTGGATTGGGCGATCTTGGTAATTTTGTCGTTTTGGCAATCAATATGGGAGTTAGTCCTTTTGCGCTTGGGAAGGCGCTAGGGGCTGCGGCTGGATTTGAGTCTGCCGTAGGTGCTGCCGCTATGGGGGGAGCAAATGCGCTAGTTTCAGGTCAACCGCTGGAAAATGTGCTGGAATCAGCCGGAATTAATGCTGTTTCTGCTTTGGCGGGACAAGTTGCCGGGGGCGGAATAGTTGGCGGCGCAGTAGGCGGTGCAACCAAAGCTGCATTAACTGGTGAGGATATTGCAACAAAAGCCCTTATAGGCGCAGGAACGGCTGCGGCTAAGGACGTACTTGATAAAACAACCCCCGCACCGGATGTTTCTGCTGCGGCGCAACAAATAGAAGAAGGTCAGCAATACGCTGCTTTGGATGGCGGTGTTTCTACAGATGCCGAGGAACTTCCCCCCGGAGTCAAAAGAATACCAATATATGACGCAGAGGGGAATATAACTGGATATGACTATGCCCTTGAGGTCACGCCAGAGCAACCAGAAGAAGCGCCAGAGGAGCCTAAAACTACGTTTGGAGGCTCGCCATTCATTGAACCAGAGGATTATGGTGGGATAGACTTTCCTGTAGAAAAACCAGAGCAACCAGAAGAAGCGCCTGAAGAAGCGCCGGAAGAAGCGCCGGAAGAAATGCCGGAAGAAGCGCCAGAAGAAATGCCGGAAGAAGGCGAACCAGAAAAAACCGAGGAAAAACCGGAAAAAATGGGCAAATTTCCCGGTTTCCCAGGATTTCCTGATTCCGGTAGTGGCGGGGCAAGAACCTATCCCATTGGTGGTGGGCAACCACTAACTTTTGGAATATCACAATTATTGAGCAATTTAGGGCAGGCTTCTGCGCCTCCAGGTGAATTAGAATCTACCAAAACCGGTAAAAAGCGTGAAAACGTATGGAATCGGGCATCATTGAAAAATCTGCAAGATGCGCTAGGAGTGTAATGTGGCAAAGCAAATAGCAAGAATTCTCAAAACTAACATGATGGCAGATATTAATGTGCCTGCTTTGGCTCAATTCCTGCAAGGCATGGGCAGGGGCAAGGATAAGGTTCTTGCCCATATCAATAAGGAAGAAGCTGCGCTACTTAAACGTCGTGGAGGTTCCGGTACTCGCAATCCAGTTACCGGCCTGCTTGAGTTTCAGGAGGATAGCTATGATTTTGGCCCAAGTCTTGTAGAAGATACTTATGAAGAAGGTGCATATGTTCCTTCTGGTGGTGTAGAAACTACTGAGGTAACGCAACCATTTGCCGTGTCAGATGGGGAGCAAATACCACAATTTGATGTTACTAAAATATCTCCCGCAGTTGCGCCTGTTGCCGCGCCTGCTCAAGAGATACCAAGCACCGTTTATCAAGGTATTGATTATGCTGGAACCGGAACAGCTTTCGCGCCCCCTGGCGCTGGCGGCGGTGTTCTTCCAGAACCAACGCCAGAAGAAGATAAAAATTGGTATGAAAAACTTAGCACTCAAGACAAGATCAAACTTGGTCTTGGCCTTGGAACTTCTGGATTGGCTGCGCTTGTTGGTCAAAAAGGCATAAAACAAGCTAGAGAAGCAGCACAGGCTACAAAAGAAGTCGGAAAACCATATAGCGAACTTGGCAAGCAATTGCAGGCTTCTGCTTTGCGTGGCGAACTTACCCCTGCCGGTCAACGATCTATAGAAGCTGCCAGAGCGCAAATGGCACAAGCGGGTGCTAGAGGGCGAAGCGTTGTTAGTTCACAACAAGCCGCAGTACAGTTGGCTAATTTGCGACAAAACCTGCTAGATCAGCAATTTACCTATGGCTTGAAAATTGCCCAAATTGGGGATCAGTATGTTTCCAGGGCTATTTCACAAGGTTTGACAGGTGATAGGGAAATGACGCAATTAATGGCTGGATTGACGAGTGCAATAGGCAATTTGTTTGGCAGCATTCCTACAGCTAAACCAGCAAATACAACCATAACCACTACGGCGGTTTAATTATGGCTACTCAAGCACTTGGCAGGGGATTGAGAACGGGTCTTAGTGCGCTTCCTATTGCCTCGACTGAAAATGTCGCAAAAGCAGAGGAAATGTATGCCCCAAGCAGGGCCAGGGCTACGGAGGCTATGGCAGAACAGGCATTGCTTGGCGAGGGAGTGTCTTTTGCTAAAGGGGAAGAAGCCAGAGCCAAAGAATCATTGGCGCAGAAGGTGCGCGAGGCTGGCGCAGAGTCATTGAGATTGGCGGCAGAAGAAGAAAAAGGACTTGTAGACGTTGCCAAGCAGGAAAAGGAGAAAAACCCGTTCCCGACGTTTTCACCGACACAAGAAGATGCCATGAGTTATGGGCAACTGGGGAGCATGATAGCCACGTTAGGGGTAATGCTTGGTGCTGGCGGGAAAGCTTCTGCAAAGGCCGCTATTGGCTCCATGACCGGCATGATGAACGGCTGGAAACAAGGTCGTAGAGACTTATGGGAAAAAGAAGCTAAGAACTTTGAGAAAGAAGTTAATCGTATCAAAATGATACGAGATTCCATCACAAAAGACCTTGAAACCGGATTAAAGTTAGCGAGCACTAACAGGGCTGAATCTAGGGCTAGATTGGAGGCTGCGGCTCATCAATTGGGTTCAGGTAGTGTACTTGCCAGCATGATAGCTACTGGACGGGCTGTTGATGCGCTGGAACTTGCAAAGAAATCAGCCAATTTAGCCAAAGAAACAGATAACAAAATACTGGATATGGCTACCAGGCAAACTCAGCATGAGGCGCAATTGGCTGCGGCTGAACGGCAACGGCAAGCTACATTGGAAGCAGCAAGAATAAGGGCAGAAGCAGTTAAAGAAAAGGCCGGAACTGGCGTATTGAAACCTGGCGCAGAAGATAAGAAAAACTATTTAGGTACAAATATTTTACTGGAAGATATGAAAGATATTGCTTCTAGTTTAAAAGACAAAAAAATAAAAAAAATGATTGACGATTACCAATTAGAAGGTTTTGCTTCTGAAGAACTAGGCAAAATTGGCGCTCAAATTGCTAACACTCAATTGCCTTCTGAACTTCGTCAATTTCTCGTCAAAGTTAGGAACATACGAAATAATTATTATTTGACGATTTCTGGTAAAGCGGTAACAGGTGGTGAGGCATTAAGAAACTATGGTGTTGTCCCACAGCCAGGGGATAACGCCGACACCATGTCTGACAAAGTAGATGCGATGATTTTTCAAGCAAATAAGAAAATCAATCAATATCGTGTTTTTTATGGTTTTCCTGCCATTGATGCAAAATCAATTAGCCAACAGTTAAAAATTGGTGAAGATGGGTCTTTTGATGTTCGCAAACTCCCTATTGAAGATCAGCAAGAAAACATAATTGACGTTCCAGGCAAAGGAAAATTCAAAAAATTGCCTAACGGAAATTTTGAAAAGGTTGATTAATGGAACCTAGCCGCGAATATACCGCAGAAGAATTAGGGCTTAGTTCTGGCAAAAAAGAATTTACGCCGGAAGAATTGGGACTTTCTTCTTCTTCTGTTCCAAAACTTTCTGTATCAGAAATTAAACCAACACCAGAACGAGAAAAAATTAGTCCATCTCGCATTGGTGGCGCTGCTTTAATGGGCGGGGCGGCTGGCGCATTGCTTCCAGAGGCGCTTGGAATAGCGTCTTTAATACCTGGTCCTCAATCTCCTTTTCTTGCTGCTGGTAGCTTGCTGGCTAGAGGCGGCAGAGCCGCAGGTGCGCTAACAGGCGCTTTGGCTGGCGGCGGCGGCGAACTCGCGGGGCAGGCAGAACGCAGATTTGGGAAACCGGATCAGTCAGTATTAAACCTTCCGGGTGTGCGGATAACTAGAGAGGACATAGCAAGGACTGCTGGTGAATTTGGCGCTCCTGCTATTCCAGCTATAGGGGCAAAGCTAATTCGCGGTATGCCTATGGCAAGACAAGCGATGGCGGCGTTGGAAAAATATTCCGGGGTTGGTGGCAAAGCATTGCAAGAGGAAGCTGCCGGTGGTGCTTTGTCGCGTATTCGCGGGAAGGAAGATGCTACAGAAACAAGTTATTACAGGGATATTTTCGACAGTTTGCAGAAGGTTGATGAAAAGACAAGGGGCGAGGCAAGCGGAGCGATTGTTTCAGCCGGAATGAAAGCAGATGAGATTATGGCTTCTGCTAGATTGAAAGCGTTATCTATTATAAAAACTGATAAAGCGGCAGCAGATAAAATAATTGTTGATGGCGAGATACAGGCGCAAAAACTGGTTAAAGACGCAATGGATAGCGTTGCTCAAAAAATTGGCATTCGTCGCCGCGCCGAGTCTGCCGGAAGAAAGGCAGAGGCACAAGCCGTATCATCTGCTCAACAGATAGGGGATGTAAATCGTACTAATGCTGATACTGGAACATCTTTGCGAGAGAAGATTGTTTCTGTTCAAGGCGACAGAATAGCTAATCGTCAAAAACAATTTGATGCTGATAATAAAATTGTTTTAGATGAAGTTAGCGCAAAAGAATCTGCCGGTAATTTTGTAGAGGACTTGCCAGCATATAAAGAAATAATTGACGGACTTAATAAAACCCTATTGAAAGGGAAAGTTGGCGCAGAGCAGATTACGGCAGAAACAACTGAGCAAGGTATTCTTACGCAACTTAATCGAGTATTGGATGCGTTAAAGCCGCAGATTAGACAAGTTAGTGTAGATACGGACGGGAATCGAGTTACAAAGACAAAGAAATTCCCTGTTTCCTTCAATGCCATCGACGAGCTTCGTCGTAAATTAGGGCAGGCAGCGTTTGGCAAGGAAGCCGAAGGATATGAGGCTATCGGCGCAGATAATGCTAAGTCTTTGTACTCAAAATTATCCGCATTGCAGGCCGAATTCGCACCTGCGAAGAAAAACCTTATTACTAATTATGAAGAAGCATCGAGAACGCTCGACCCATTTAAGACTGGTGCTGGCAAGAAAGCATCGGCAGTTGAGCGATTTGGCGATGAAATTTATAAAACAGATGCCTCTACTCTCCCAGGAACATATTTCAATACAAGACAATCGGTTAAAGACTTGATTGAACTTACTGGTGGAGATAGGGCGCTTGTTGAGAAATCTGCTTCTGATTATGTTGCTCGCCAATTGCAAGGGAAAAATCAGGACGCAATAAAGAAATTTGTATTTGACAATAAGGAATGGATGCAGGAGTTCCCATCCCTTTCTTCTCGCGTTAATAATTATATAAGTTCATTGGCTCGATCTGAGCGAGTAGGGCCGCGTACTGAAGCCTTGTCTAAAGCATTAAAAACCGAAATAAAAACTCTCCCAATTGAAGCAGAGGCCGCATCGGTTAAAGCAAGGGCAGAAGCAGGGAAAGAATCCCAAAGGGTTATTAAGGAATCGCAAGCAAAAGCCAAGCAAACGATAAAAACAGCAGAAAAAGAGGCTAAAGAAATTACTGGCGCTGCTGGCAAGGCCCGTCAATTGCTTGGCCCTGGCGATCCCGTTAAGCAAATTGAAGGATTGATACTTGGTGGGCAAACTGAAAAACTGGCGAAAATTGCACCATATATCAAAGCCGATTCTGATCTTATGCAAAATTTCAGCAAAGCTGTAGATATTTCATTGTCTAGAATGAAACCTGCTGAGGTTTATGACCAATTCACTAGATATATTCGTCCAGCATTAGAGAATACTGGTTTGATTTCTGCACAAAAAGCTAAAGAACTTGAAAGACAAATAAGGGTTGTCCAGTTGACCATGAACCCAAGTAAGGTAGCAGAAGCGGCAAGGTGGATTATCGGAACCGCAATTTCTGGCGAGATTGGGCAAAAAACCTCGCCTATAGGACAAGCGGGAATTGAAGGTACTGAAGGTACTTTTACTGCCATTAAAGATATAAATAAATAATTTTTTAAAATCAGGAGGTGAGTATGCCACTTGCAAAAGGTAGTAGCAAAAAAACTGTAAGTCAAAACATCCGTAAAATGATGCGGGAAGGTTATCCGCAAAAACAGGCGATAGCGGCATCGTTGTCGTCAGCCCGTAAGTCAACAAGGAAAAGGAGCCGGTAATGGAACAAGCAATGAAAATGACGCAAAAACAAATGAGGGAAGAAAGCCGTGAAGCAGCTCATGGTGGAGAGCGTGAGGCGCAGGGTTCTATGGAAGCAGCAAAAAACCTTCGGAATCTGCAAAAAACTTCCAGGCCAGCACAAAGGAAAGCTGCCCGACGGTGAGTAAAAAGCAAAAGGGGATAAATGCCGATCTTGAAAAAGCCTTAAACGATTTATTGAAGTCGGTTATGGCTGATCCAACGGCATCATTGACAGACAAATGCAAGGTAATAGACAGGGTTATAAATATAGAAAAAATCAAGCAAAAAATAAGCGATGACGAATGGGGAAGCGGTTTTGCTTCACCGGATGAAGATATTTAATCATGTATTACACAGGGGATAAATATGGATGCAGTAACTTTGATGAAGTTTGTACGTCTTGCGCTTGAGGTAATTTCGGACAGGCTATTGACTATTTTAGGTTTAACCATGTCGTTCATATTGGCCTGTTGGACAATGACTGAGCCAACAATAGAGCGATTGGGTATGAGTGCCTTTTTTGCTTTATTTGCTTATATGATTGTAAAAATTGAAAGGAAACAAGATGCACAACCCGAAAATACTTGAAGCAAAAAGCACCGTGAAAGGTGCAAGACAGCTTAATGTTAGTCAAAAAGAGGCTTATCCCATGAGGCAACAAGTCCCTAGCGATACTACGCAAATGGGAGAACCTTGCTGGCCTGTAGGGACAATGCCCAAAGGTGGTTTTAGGTCGGTATTTCGCTTTGATGGCGATACCAATACCAAAATCAGCAATACTGATAAACCTGGGCGAAAGGTCTATTAATCATGGGAATTATGGCTTTTACCCCTATGGGTAATACGGTGTCATTTACGGCAAATGTGGCTCCGCCAACGGCTGTTAGAGCCGTATCCCGAACCATTGGTGGTACACAATACAGAATCCACAATGTCGGTTCCAACGCCGTATATATAGGATTTGGCGATAGTGCGGATACTGCCTTAACGATGGCAAATGTATCTATTGTTGGCACGACGCTTTCAATGATGGGAAATTCTGTTGAAGTATTCACTTTGAATGCCAACCAGTATTTTACGGCTGCAACGTCTAGCGGAACTTCTGTTGTGAATATCACGCCGGGGGACGGTCTGTAATCATGGCGCTCCGCGCTTGTGGCAGAACTAATTGCTATGGGTCGTTTTATGACACGACTACGCAATCTGCCGCTGTTATAGATACTGCTTACGGCATGAAGTTTAATACAACTGCCGAATCTAACTGCATATCTATAGGAACTCCAACATCGCGCATAGTTGTAGACAATGCCGATGTTTATAACATTCAATTTTCGGCACAACTGGATAAAACAACCGCTTCGGTTGGAAATGTCTATATCTGGCTGCGGGTAAACGGCACTAATGTTGCTGATTCTGCCGGAAAAGTCGCGCTGCAAGGTTCTACCGCTGAAACCATAGCTGCATGGAATTATGTCATTACGCTTCAGGCAAAAGACTATATCGAGTTAATGTGGTCAACGGATGACATAAACTGCCATATTGAGGCGTTTCCTCCTAATGGAGTGGTTCCTGGTATTCCATCAGTAATATTGACAATCGTTCAAGAAAGATAATAAAAATGGTTTCTATTGGAGAGGTAGGGCTAAAAATTGATTCGCATATTGATATTTGTTCAATTCGTTATGCGGCTCTTGAAAAGGAACTCTGCGGCGTACACGCAAGGCTTAAAAGGCTAGAGCAGATTGGCTTGGCTGTTGCTGGTGCGATTATCTTGCTGCTGTTAAACCTTGTTTTGAAAACGTAATCATTACAAAGGAGGCAATCATGGGATGGCTTAGAAAACGCTTTGGCGAACCCTCAACGCTGGCGGGGCTTGGAATTGTCTTTATGGTGGTTTCTCCCATGATTCCTCCGCAATACCAACAGCTTGCTCAAGGTGTAGCTGCTGCTCTTGGTCTTGGTGCTGCCGGACGCGCTGATCCTGGGAGCAAGTAGATTAAAGATGGATGCAGGAAAGATCATAGCCAGCGTTGCAGCGGCTGTAGCGGCTAGTGGTGGTCTTTATACGCTGGTGGATAAGTTTGGCTGGATTGACCATGAAATTATCAAATGGACACCGGAGCATTTCAAGATCGTTGCTCATAAAGGTGAACCCATTACGGTGATGGTTGCAAGAATCAAGAAACGTGACGATTGTTCGGTGGAGGGTTTTACTCCGGCTATTCGTGATTCTTCTGGAATGGTGTATGAGGCAGTTCCAAGCGCAACCAAATTCTCCGGCCCCGCTAGTCACGAGATAGATACTTTCACCTATCAACTAGCGGTTCCCGAAAAGGTAAAAAAGGGAATGGCAACGCTTATTGCAACAATCAAGTACAAGTGCCCTGAAGGGGAACGCATAGTGCAGTATCCCAAACATGAAAATCTACAATTCAGGATTGAATAATGTTTCCACTAGGCGCGATTCTTGATATTGGCGGGAAGTTGATTGACAAGTTCTTTCCTGACCCGGCACAGGCGGAACAGGCCAAACTTAAGCTGCTGGAGATGCAACAAACTGGTGAACTGGCAAAGTTGAATGCGGATGTTGCAGAACAGCATGAACTGACAGAGCGGCATAAAGCCGACATGGGCAGTGACTCTTGGTTGTCAAAAAATATTCGTCCTTTGGCGCTTGTTTTTATACTTTTCACCTATACGGCATTTGGCCTAATGTCGGCGTGGAATCTTGAAGTGAACAACAATTATGTGGAATTGCTTGGTCAATGGGGGATGCTAATAATGTCGTTTTATTTTGGCGGCAGAACCCTTGAAAAAATCATGGATATGAGAAAAAAGCCATGAACCTTACAGAGCATTTCACGCTTGCAGAACTGACCCATACCGATCATCGAAATCTGGAAAATGTCCCTAATGACAAAGAGCTTGAAAATCTTAAACGCCTTGCATCGTTTCTTGAGGAAGTTAAAACTGTCCTCAAGGGTAGGCCAATCATGGTAAACAGCGCATTCCGGTCAAAAGCCGTGAATGACGCTGTTGGAAGCAAGGATACAAGCCAGCATCGTGTAGGTTGTGCGGCTGACTTTAGAGTTCCGGGGGTGACTCCGGATGAAGTAGTGAGAACCATTGTTGCAACCGATCTGAAATTTGACCAGATCATCCGAGAGTTTGACGCATGGACGCACATTTCAATACCGAATATTGCGGGTGCGATTCCCCGCCGCCAAGCATTGATAATTGATAAAAAAGGGGCTAGAGCGTATGGATAAAAAAGGGTTGTACTACAACATCAACCGGCGCAGGGAACTTGGACTACCTGCCAAGAAGCCTGGGCAAAAAGGCTATCCGACTGCTGCGGCATTCCGTAAATCGGCAAAGACCGCAAAGGCAAGGACAGTTAGCCGTGGCTAGAAAAAAATTCCCCAACCTTTCTGTTGGTAGGGGTGAAAAATTGCCCGTAAGTCAAGGGGCTGGCCTGACAGCAAAGGGAAGGCGTAAAGCCAATGCTGCCGGAAGCAACCTTCAAGCGCCAACAAAAGATACTAAAAACCCCAGGCATAAATCATTTTGTGCCAGATCAAAAAGCTGGAATGGGCCTAGAGGTAAAGCTGCCCGTAGGCGATGGGGTTGCCGTTAAAAAGTGTCAACAATTTATGCAATGACAAATTAAGTGCGATTATTTTCTTAGGCTTGGAATTGACCTGATTTCGTCAATTCTCGCTTGAATTTCTGGTGAAATCATTTTATAGGTTATCGGTTTAAACGTATCTTTCGACCTATAACTCCACTCACTTGGAATTGGGTTTTTTGGTTTGTTGTATTGCAACTTGTTTTTTTTACTGGAACTCAAAATTTCCTCCTGCTGAGTTTTTCTTGTTCTGAAATCCATTCGGCAACCCGCATTGCCTCGCTATGATCGTTAGTGCGATCCCCACCAGGCAACACCCATCCGGCGGGAAGTTCTGCTTTGTGTCGAGGCATGGTTGCTTCTGCCCAAATAACTCTGCCGAATCCTATTGTTATGTTTCTAGGGTCATCAAATACGGCTATTTCATGTTTATTAGTTAGTTGATCGTGTTCTATTTTCATGTCTTGCTCCTGTTTTTAATTACATCAATGCAATGTTGACATTTCCAGCGGATAAAACCCTTGATAGTGCGTACCCGTTTTATGGCTTTTCGCATCTGGCAGGTATTGCATAGCGGGTTGTTATTGACTGGTCTACCCATTACCAAAATGCTTTGTAAAAAATAAATCCAACGACAAGGGTGGCAAGTACGGTATGAATAACTCCGGTTAAGTACCCTTCAGAATGCGCCGCGTCTTTGTGCCGCTTCACCATCTCCCACGTTTCGTCATCCATGTTTCCTCCCCTCCTCTTTTATGCAGAGTACTGCGGTCAGTATTACAACGGCAAGCACCACGGCAAGAAATACCCACGCGGATTCTTCTAGTGTCATTTTCTTTTTTTCCTATAAGGTATCTTCAATTTATCCTGCAATGGGCCGGGGAATAATTCCTCTGCCATAACTTGTTTCCCCCGTCCCTGCACTATGTAGCTAATGCGCTTGTACTTGTTTTTCACCACTTTTTTAACCTCGTCAATAAATGGCTCGCCGCTATATGGGTATATCGCCACCAGATCACCGACGTTTGCCCATTGCTTTTTATAGTCTATGTTGTGCTTCACATTGCGGTTCCGCGAGCAGGGCAGGGCCAGAGTTGTTTAAACAAACCTATTAAAATAATATCCGCAACTTCATGCCGGATACTCGGGTTCTGCTCCAAGTACTGCTTGACGATATCTTGTACCTGACCACCTGTGACCTGCGTAGACGGGCAAAAATGCACCTTATTACCCATATCAACCGCGCCCATCACATAAGATAAGGCTATCACGCGGTTAATTTCGACCCCCGATTGCATGAAGCGTAGCAAGTCATTGCCCGTATAAAACGACGCCGCATTAACCGATGAACAGAAAACAAACAATGCAACCGCTATGAGTTTCATGTGTTTTTCTCACGTAGTTTCACTCTCTCAATCTCCGCAATCGCGCATTGATGATGCCACTTGTAACAACCCTCGCTGTGCGTGGTCTGTGGTTCTTCTAACGCTTCCTTGATAGCGGCGATGACATTGAGGTTTGTCTGGTAGCCAAGATAATCATTCCTCGTCAGCGCCTCAAGCGCCAGCTTTAGGGCTTCGTCTTTTGTCATCCCATCACCCATTGCATCAGCGCCAGCAATCCCATCCCGCAAGCCACACCGAACAGGGCGGCAACAGCAAGCGCAATGACAAGTCTGTCTTGGGATGCCTGACGGTTCCTGGCTAGCGCGGATTGGTATTGTTTTTCGGTGTAGTTGAAATTCATCGCGTAACCCCCAAAGCATTACATTGCGCCCACGCGAACTCAGGCGCGCCTGTCTCTTTATTGCTTGTCCACTTCGCGGCCCCCGCTAATATGGCAGCGCGTTGCGAAACCTCAACCGTCCCATTTATACCGGCTGTTAATCCAATCCAGTAGCCTATTGCAGCCGCCGCAAACACTATCAATGCGCCTATCCCAAAAGTCCAAGCTTCTTTTAACATCATTTCATTTCCCTTCTACAATTCGTAAAAATTCCCGACTCTGCTTTTCTTTAGCAGCATCCCACGCAGCATCCCACGCAGCAGTCCTCGCAGCAGTCCTCGCAGCAGACCACGCAGCAGCATCCGCAGCATCCCACGCAGCAGCCCACGCAGCATCCCCCGCAGCAGCCCACGCAGCTTTCGTAGCAGACCACGCAGCAGCCCACGCAGCATCCCACGAAGCATCCCACGCAGCATCCCCCGCAGCATCCCCCGCAGCTTTTAATTCATCTTCCGTGGCAAGTCCATTTGCAAATCTCTCTACTACATCAAGCGCGTTCAGGCTTCTGCTGTCCTTCATAAGATGCTGCACCTGCCTCGCACAGCACACAGCAAATAGTCGCCACTCTTTGTCATACTCTGGTGCAGCACGACAGCACCACAGCGCGTCGTCCAGTCCATTAGACTCAAGGATGATTGCGAACGGCAGCGGTTCATCATCGGCCTCTGTCTTGCCAAGATGGACGAGCAGTTTCTTCCAGCCATTAATACACGGCTCGTGCTCACGGATTTTGTTCAGGGTTGTGGTAATCATTTCATCCTCCTCACCTTTACCTGCGCCTCTGCCACTACAGCTTTTTCCTGCTCGGCCTGCTCTGCCAGTTGTTTCCTAATACGGGCGAATGTTTTTGTAATGTCCGTCGCGGAACTCGGGATATAAGCCACCGGCCACCTTGCCTCATCCGTAAATTTAGGGCGTTTCATGTCTCCTCCCGTTTAACGGCTTCGTAACGCTCGTAATCGGCCTCGCGCTGCTCATATACCTCGATCAATTTATCGAGATAGTGCCGGGCTTTTTTCAGATCTTGAATGCCGCCTTTGTCCCTGAACCGGACGACGTACTTGATGACGTTGCCATCAAGAAATCCGCAATCCCACGCGATGATCGCGTCCCACGGCTGGATGGGATGGTCCATGTAATGAGTGCCGCCGACCTGCTTGAGATTGGCGGTCATTTGGCTGACTCCTGAAGGCAGTACAGTTTCCCCAAATCGGCGGCGAGGATAATCACATCAAAGCAATCGCAGGCAGTCGTCCAATCTTTTCTTAATATCGCTTCATGTGCTTTTTTTCTGTTTTTATGTATCGTTATCAGGCTATCGCTATAATCATTAACTTCATTCATAGATTTATACATTACTTTCTCCTTATTTGATTTCGTCCCTAATAAGCCGTATAGCTTCTTCAAGGGGCATTGCCACTACCCAACCCTTACCATCTGCCCTAAATGCCACCAGCGGCCGTTCTGATGCGTTCTGGAGGCTATTTTGAGCCTCATCCAGCCAGTCATAAATCAAGCCTATGCGTTTCCTGCGCTTTATCTCCCATCGGTAGGGGGGTGTATGGATATCCGCGCCCATATCGCGTTCCTGTCCTAGCAGTCGTTTAACGGGGATTCCAAGGGCTTCTGTGAGCATTTGGGATACCTCCCTTTCTCCCTCTTGGCCTCTTTGCCGGTTGCGCTTGCCTCGGCTGGATGCGGTACTCATTTACTGATGCCTGAGCAGTTGACCTTCAAACACATACGATCCGACATGGGCCAGGTTGCACCACGGTGCAGCCCATACCTTGCCGCCGATCTGTCGCCAGATATTGCAAAAGTGATAGTCCTCTGACAACAGGCGATTAGTGCTTTCCTCTATGCTTGTGGTAAAAAACTCCTTGATAATGTCTTTTTTGATATTGCCGGACAGGTCATTAACGTCATTGGTATAGCTTGGAACGTGCTTTGCCAGCTTTGTGAATACCTCGCGCTTGATAAGCATGAAGCCAGTACCACCGTTCCAGATTTCTACCGGCTGATCGACGCGCACCGTAGCCTCTCCCTTGTATCCAGCCAGGTTCACCACCCATGCGCCGGTATGGTGTTTTAGCTGGTCATCGGGTATGCCCATATCCATAGCCCGTTTAACGCTCTGCCAGTTGATTTCCTTCTTTGGGTATATGCCGCAGATAATGTCCTTGTTGGCGGCAATCATCGGCGGTATATCCATAGGGTTGAAGCGGATATCGGCATCAATGAACATCAGGTGAGTTGCATCGGTTTTCAGAAATTGATGCGCCATCGCATTACGCGCTCTGGTAATCAGCGATTCATTGAACATGAACGACATGATTATCGGAAACGTAGTGCCTACCTGGTCTTTTA